CCGTGACCGCCGTGCAGCGGAACTGTTCCAAACGCGGCTTCGGCCAGCCGTACCGTGAAGTCGCCACGTTCCACCAGATCAGCCGCTCGAACCCGGCGTTGAACGCGCAGATTTCGCCGCCTGCCTCGACATAGGCGCGCAGATAGGCGGGGCAAGGGTCTGGTCGGCGCCAGCGACAGACGGTGTTCAGCGGCCCGCCAGCGGCGATCCATGCGCGCGTGGCGTCGTTGAAGACTTCATGCTCGCCAATGCTCAGTTTGAATGAAGCGAGAAGAGCATCCGTTTCCAGATGCTCCGCATAGACGTAGACACCCCTGTTGATCAGATCGGCAGGACTTCTGGTTTCCCAGTCAAAGATCAAGCTCATCGCGCACCAAGGTCAAGAGGGCAAAAACACCGAACACGATCAAGTCGATGCCAGCAATAATGACGATGCCGGTCATCATCGTAGCGCACACCGACATCAAAAAGTGCAGGTAATCGCTCATTTGTTTTTCCCCAATTCTTGATGCAGCCGGTCGATCTCCAGCATCAAATCCGCATTTTCAGCTTTGAGTGCGTCGATCTCTCGTTGCAACTTGTCCATGCCCAGCTGCCACTCGTTTTGTTGGCGCAGGCCCGCTTTCTCAGCATCCGCCATGCGGTCAGACAACGCCTTCTTTAATTTGAACCCGGTCATGTGAACAGCCCCCAACTTAGTGTGATCATCAATATGCCGACAACGAGCCAAAACGCGGCTAACTCACCGTCAGTCATATTTTCCCTCCAGCGCATCACAAACGATACAATAAGTCCTGTCATCCCGTTCTTCCAAATCGTCTATGCCGCCTTCATAGTGCATTTCCCTAATCTTCCGCAGCGCCGCCTCCAGCCTCTCGCTGTAATCGGCGATGTCGTCCGCATCGTCAGGATCGAAGTGCTCTTCAAATCCATAGGCTATGGACCGTTTAGCGTAATCGCGAAGCGTTCTGACATGATCAGTGGGTGACATGGCTCATCTCCAAACCCCTGAACATATCAATGGCTTGACGCAGCTGAATGTCAGCCATGGTCGCCGCCTTGTCCGCCGGAGCGACGTTCTCGTTGGCGACCAGCAAGTGCGCCATGATCATCGTCAGTGCGCTCAAGCCAATATAGAGCGGGTGCCCGTTCAACACGTCCCCCAGCTTGGACGACAACTCCATGGTTTCTTTGAGAAGGTCGGCAGTGACTTCAGTCTCGCTCATTGTTGGTCTCCATCAGTTGCTTCAGTCTCGCTTTGTTGTCGTCGTCCAGATAGTAGCCCACGCCCCGCCACGTCTTGATCTCGATGCCATACGGCTTCAGCTTCTGTCGCAGTTTCCACACGGCGACTTTCGTGCGCAAAGTTTGGTGCATTGCGCCTTCGTACCGATTGTATTTGCCGTGGTCTTCGGTGACGTGATCGAGATAGGAATAGGGGGCGAGGGGTCTTTTGTTGATCGCCATGAGAAGGGCGAGTTGCTGGCGGCTGAGGACGCCGGTGAAGATGGAGTCGATGTCGGTGGAATCTTCATGAAACTGCCTGATTTCTTCTTCCAGCGCCTCGATGCGCGCCCTCAAGCTTCGGATGGTGTCAGCATCCGACACGATCTACTTTCCCACCTTCAACAAAGCATCGTTGGCGATCCACCCGCAGGCCTCTTCTTCGGCTGGATCAAGATTGCGTATTTTGTAGAGCGCGTCGCACAACACGTCGAACTTGTATTCCAGCTCGTCATACTGAACCGCCCAGCTCTTTGCTTTAGCCATCTCGCTTTCCAGCTCGATGACCAGTTTCTCGATTACATCCATCTTTGCCCCCTCAAATATTTGAGGGGGAAGCAATGGCTTGCTCAAGCGACGCCATGTCGGGCGCACGCTCAATGCTGTTCGATCCCAGCGTCCCGTATCCAGCAAGGTCGTCCCAATGATCAGGAAATTGCGGGTCGCCGTTCAGCAGTCGCGCCAGCTTCACCGCGATCATCTCCAGCGCCTCCTTCTGGCCGTCGTTCATATGATGCCAATTCGGACTGCCGCGAAACATGTCCTTGATCGACTGGCTCCAAGCCGCCGTGTTCTTGTAAAGGCCGTGGGTCGTTGCACGCTCGTTGATGATGTCCATTTTAGTCCCCTTCAGTTGGATTGGTATTTCACGTAATGATGGAGCAACCGCATTCAGAATTTCCATCAGTGTTTTTGATTCGTCGTTCATTTGTCCACCCCATAGAACTGTACGTAAGACGTTACCCCTTTGTCAAACAAATACCACGCACAGTTGTCTTTTCCTGTGTGAGGTGAATCCTCGATCCATTTGACCCTTCCTATCGCCCGGATTTCCACGCAGAACGCCAAGTAAGGTCTGGCTTGCTTCGTGTGAGCCCAGTCTGCGTCAAACAACAACCAAGTTGGCCGCAGCTCGATGCAATGCAGGATGAGGGGGTGCAACACGTCGCGTGACCACGGCGGGTTGGTGATGATCATATCCGCGCCCAAACAATGCACTTCGTTCAGGTCCAAGACATCGAGCACACGGATGTCGTTGCGGCGCGGCTCCAGATCGGAGGCATAGGTGCAGGTGTGGCCCAGCATATCGAGCATGTCGGCAAGCCGACCATCACCTGCACAGGGTTCGACGAAGGTCGTGTTTTTATTTAATCTTGGCGCCAAAGCGGAAACTGCTGGCGCCGGAGTCGGGTAGAAATCCATTGGATTCCTTTCGAAGCTCGACCTCTTCCCCATCACGCTTAACTCCCGTTTTGGGGACGAAGACACGCTTGCGATGATCCGGACACCACGATCCCTTTTCCGTGGGGTCGCCGCAGAACAGAGTTCTGTCGCCGCTCCCGCTGACCGGAAAGCGGCACATGAAGTTCTTCAACCCCATGAGATAGGTCTGGTTCCCCTCCAGCGGCTCTTCTTTGGCGGGTGCAGGCAGTGGCGTCACAGGCGAAAGGCCCAGACGGTTCATCTTCCCCGTCACAGGCGAAAGGCCCAGACGGTTCATCTTCCCGATGACGGCATTTCGTGTAATGCCGCCAAGAGCTTTGGCTATGTCACGGGAGGTCAATCCCTGCGCCACCAATGCGCGCAGTTGACTGGTGGCTTCGTCCGACCAGACAACCACAGGCATCAGTCAAACAACCCCAGAGCCTGCACGTAGACGCCCAGCACCGCACGGTCTTCCATCTTCATCTTGCGGATGGCGTAGGCCTTTTTCAGTTCCTTCGTGAAGCCTTTGGACTTGGCTTCCGCCCAGACGGCTTTCATGTCAGCGGCGATCTCCGCCTTTTCGCCTTCCAGCTTTTCGATCCGGTCGAGAATGCGCATCATGTCGGTTGTGTTTACATTGTCAGTCATGGTGTCCTCCTAGAGTGGTGGCGCGGGTCGCCCCGCGCCGATTGAATTAAGCCCCGAACAAGCCGCCAGCGCCAGCGCCCGTGCGCGTGGCTTCAGGCGCCTCGCCTTCGTCCGGCACCGACTCCATCCACTTGCCTGCGTCCACGCCGCCAGAGCCGCCCAGACGCTCGCCATCGCTGATCTTCTGGAAGAACTGGATGCCGAACGACACGCCGTCGCCGTTCTGCGCGTTGGTCCACGCAAAGGCGTTCAGCACGGCCTTGCCGTAGCAGCCGGAGTAAATCTCCTCTTCGGTGGCGGGCAGGTGCTCGGACTTGTAACGCAACACCGGCTGGCGCACCGACTGCACGCGCAGGAAGAACACGTCGGGACCGAAACCGGGATGCAGCTCGCCGGTCTTCTTGTTGCGGGCTTCCTTGCCCGCGCCGTCGAGGAACGGCGACTTGATCAAGCCCGCCTTGGCGCGGTCAATTCCCTTATCGCCCCATTGGGCGATCAGCACACTCTTGACGGCGGCGTCGAGCGCGCTGCGGTCGCAAGTCTTGGGGAAGATCAGCGTGCAGCCATACTTCTCCACACCACCCTCTTGCTGGGCGCGTGGCTTGAACAACGACCCGGCAAACGAGACGCGGCAGAGATCAGTCTTAAAGTCAGATGAGCGTTCCATGTTCAGTCCTTCACAGTTTCAAAGAAAGATTCAAGTTTAGCCTTGGTGGCCGGGCGGGTAGACTTCTTCTCCGACACCAAGTTCGTCCCGGTGACGGGCTTATGGTACATGTTGGCAATCTCCTCCTTGCGTTTGGCGCCAAGCACCTTTTCAATTCCGGCGGGAGACAACAGCTTTTTTGAAAAAATCTGGTCTTCCGTCAGTTTGATCACCGCCTTGAGATCGGCGACAACCTTCTCTTCGTCGGCGGCCCACTTCCGGTTGCCAATCTTCTCGACCAGCTTGTATCCGGGAATGGTTGTTCCACCTTCCGCCAGTGCGTGCGCCGTGGCGCGCACCGCCTTCGCCCAATCCTCCAGCATGTCAATGCCATCGAGGATGTGGGATAGCTCTTCCGGCGACAGTGCCGGAACCGTGTTTGAAATCATGGGTGGCGTCTCCAGTGTAACGTCTTCAAACCACGTCCTTGCGACCTCCGGCGTGATCGTTAACGCCTTCGAACGCAACGCCGGGCAGATGCCCTGCGCCGGACAGAAAGCGCAGTTGCCGGGCGTCAGGGCGGCTTGCGCCCATTCGTCAAACAGGGTGCGGCTTCCGTTGATCATGCTGAAAGCGTCCAAGGCTTTTTTGGACCGCTCCATGGCTTTCATCAACTCTGCCGTCCATTCGATCAGCTCCGCGATGTGGAACGTCTCGCTGCGGATGCGCCCGTCCTTATGCGCTGCGCGCGGCTGGACGATGGTCACCTTGATCATATCGATCTCGTTGACCAGTTTCTTCGGAGCATTCAGCAAGGCGAGAAGCGCGTAGGTGCGCGTCTGCTTGTTGCCGTTCACCTCGACGATGCCCTTGCCGTTCTTGAGGTCGATCACTTCGATCACCCGCAAGAGCGGCTTGATGATGGTGGCGTCGCATGTGCCACCAGCATCGAAGGGCGGGTCGAGCTGGGCGAGAGAATGGCGCTCTTCCAGAAGAAGCACGTCACCCGCTTCGGGATCATACTGCGCAACGACATAATCGACGTACTTCTGTGCGGAGGCGGCAATCTCTTCCGTGATCTCCACATCAAACCCGTCGATGGTGTAAACATCGCCCAAGAATTTCGAGCAATCCTTTTCGCCACGCAGCGCCTTTTCTGCTGTCTCATGCGCTGCGGTGCCTTCCGCAGCGTAGATGCTTTTCTTGTCGTCCGGGGAGATGGAGACCATCGCCATCCGGCCAGCGCACGTCCAGTTGGAGGCAGTGGAACTGGCCGACCAGACTGCGTGATAACGGTCGGAATGCGCGGTCATAGCACCACCTTTCGGTTGTACCAGTTGTTGTCGGTGGCGTCGTTGATCGCGTCGTAAGCCTTGCGCAACGAAGCCTGATCCTTGGGGACGAGACGCAGCGCCGAGACCGTAGGACCGAAGGTCTTCTTGAGAATGTCCGGGCCATCGACCAAGGTGTTCGCCATCTTGTCGTCCATGTCGTACTTGGCGGCATAGGCCATCAGCGCGTTGCGCACGTCCTCTTCAGTGATGACCTTCTCAGGCTTCGGTGCAGTTTCGTCGAACAGCGTAAAGGCGTTGTTGATCTCTTGTCTCGTTTCAACCAAATCAGTCACGGTAACGGTAATCGTCTGCGCCATTGCTTGTTGAATTTTTGCGATGGCCGCCTTGAGCGCAGGATGGTCATCAGGGATTTCGGCGATAGGACCACCCAGCAAAACAGGAATGTTCTTCTGCGCCGCCACAATGCCAAACTTCTTCGTGTATTCGCCGACCGCTGCGCGCACGTCGTCGTGGGTCAGCGTATCGCTGGCGGCTTCCGCCGCTTCATCGGCCATGTCCTGCTCGTCGATCACCGGCATGACCACTGGCGCCACTTCCGCCTTCGCGACAGCTGCGGTTTCTTTGGTCTTGCGGGTGCGCTTCTTGGGCTCTGTCGGCTCCGTCTCGACCGGGCTATCGGGCGTGACGCGCGTGACAGGCTCTTCGTCGTCTTCGGGCAACTTCACGCTTTCAAGAATGAACCACGAAACGTGCTCCATCAATTGCTCGAACAGGTTGCCTTTGGGGTCTAGCGTAAACTTGATCTCGATCATTTCAGCACTCCGTTGATAGCTGTCCACAATCTCAACAGCGAGGCTTGAAGCGCCTCGTCGATTGAGCCCTCTATGCAACAGACGCGAACGAAGGTGTTGCGCGTCTGATTGACATTCGTGATCCGCATGGCGGCCTGCGCTTGATCTTTGGGTGAGAACGATGTCTCGACGAACCACAGCTCGTTGGCGCTGGAAAAATCCACTGCTTCTCCCGCCGCTTGAATTTGGCCTAACATCACGCGGTTCTCTGAATTGCCGCGAAAGGCAAGCTCGTATTGCTCGCGCTCCTTGGTCGGGGTGGCGCCGTCGATGCGCAGCGGCTTGAACTTCTCTAGCCCGGCCATAAGCACGTCGCCGACTTCCCGATGCCAGTACATCAGCACGATTTTGTGGAGGCCGTTGTCGAACTCTTCCTTCACCGCCTCAACCACTGCCTGCGCCTTGATGTTGCCGGTTAAGCGCCGCAGCGGCCCCAGCTCCATCTCCAACGCCTTGGTGTTGCCAGTCTCCGCAGCGTGCAAAATTGCAGTTTTGTCCAAATCGCCATCAATCTGCTTGCGCACGGTGTTCGACACCAACATAGGGTAAAGCTCGAAGACAGACGGGCGAATACCGATGTCCTTCTGGGTGCGGCGCAGCATGAAGTCGCCCATGCGGTCACGCAGCTCGCCCTCGTTGCGCCCGCCGATGACGACAGGAATGGTGTTGAACCGGCTCAATTGCTTCATGCGGACGATGCAGTAGCGGTGCCGGAAATCTTCGAAGCGCGTTACGTCCGGCCAGCCACGTTGATCGTTAGCGTAAAGCCGTTCCGGGCATGACGAGCGCATGGTCGTCCATATATCTGAAGGGTCGTGCGGCAACGGGGTGCCGGTGAGGAACCACGCGCGCGTCGCGTCCTGCACCAGTGCGCCATTCGTGACGAGGCTCCTGCCACCGGCCAGAGGCTTGCCCAAAATAGCTTGAGTGCGCTTGGCGTCGGGGTTTTTGCAATTGTGCGATTCATCGAGGATCACCAGATCGGTCTTGCGCTGCGACGTGAACTTGGTCGCGCCGTTGTAAGAGAGGATGCGGATGTCGCAGGTCTCGGCGTTCTTATCGACGCCGACGATCCCGATGGAGCGCCCCAGCTTGCTCCACGTATGAAAGCCCCGCCGCCAGACAGCGCGCCCGGATGCGGTGGTGACGACATCTATGGTCTTGGCAAGGATCATGTCGGCGGCGATGATGGCGGCGCCGGTCTTGCCGACGCGCGGTTCGTCCGCCAGAAGAGCGCGATGGCGAGCCGCCAAAAACTTCGCGCCAGATAATTGGGTCGGCATGGGAATCATGGCTACGTACCCTCTGTTTCGACTGTGTGTAAGACATAAGTCCCGAAGGACAATCTGTCAAGCGCGCTTCTTGATATAAATCTCGATCCGTGGCCTGTCCGAATACAGTTTGAACGCGGTCAGACACACGATCTGCGTGTCGTCCACATAAACCACCTTGTTGAGTGAATCGGCAACCCCTTTTACGATATTGTCGATGTCGGGTTTTTTGGTGGGGCGGATCTTCCCCTTCACGGCGTCCAGCTTCCACTTGGCGGGCTTGCTGACAGGCACGGAAAAGTATGCGTGGATGCACATGTCGAGCGCGCCGTCAAAGAGAGGCGCGCGGTTCATGACGCTCTGGGCCGCCCACGCCAACCGTTCCTCAAAGCGCGCTGTTTTCTCTGGCGTGTACGTGTGACCAGTCTGACGCGAGAAGCGCGGACGGCCCTTTCCGATGGGTTCGCCATCAAGAATCAGCTCAAAGTCCCACGCGAAATCTTCGGGACTCATGCGGTTTCTTTCATATACCCAACCAGACTGATCGGCTTTCCCGAGTCAATTTCGAGCAGAGCGAGCAGGATGGCGAAACCTTCCGCTGGAATGGTTCCTCGCAGGAACCACTTGTACAGGGTCGGGCGCTGATAGTCGCGGCCATAGGTCTTCAGGAAGCTGTGCAGATTGTCTGCATTGCCCCAGTGGCTGGTCAGGAAGTCGGCGAAATCGAACATGGGTTGGGTATATAGGACAAGCTGTACTTTGACAACCTGTCCTTATCGGCATCCCCACCGGCGCCGCGCAGCCTTGCCGCGCGCGCTGCTCCACTTCTTTGATCGGGCGCAGAAAGACTTGTGGCGTGGGCTGCTGCGATCTTTGGTCGGGGCCTTCAGGCTGCTGCCGGTGGCGCTGTTGTACTTCTTGCGCCCCTTGGCGGTCAGACCGCCGCCGCGCTTGACGGACAGTTTCTCGCCGCGCCCGACCGAAAGGCTTGGCCCTTTCTTTCGTTCAGCCATCACTTCCTCCCGCGCCGCTTGGCCGTCCGCTTGGACTTCCGAAAAGCATCCGCCGTTGGTGCGCCGGAAGCGCCCGGCGAGCGCATTTTCTCGCCAGAACCCTTGCTGATTCGTTTGCGCTTGGCGTTGATGTTGTCGTAAAGCCCGGCCATGCTGCCTCCTATGCGACCATGTGGAATGCTCGATCTTCGACCGTGGCGACGCGATCTTTCCAGCCCCGCCCGAACGTAGGCCATGTGGAAAGCCCCTGAAGAAACTCCAACCGCGCTTCACACACTTGCGATGCAACATCGCGCGCGTTGGCGGCGTCCAGCAACGCCAGCGTGTTCGGGCCGATCTGCCCGTCCGGGTTGGCGCCCAGCACTTTCTGAAGCGCCTTGATGGCGCGGCTCGTGCCGCTGTTGATGGCGAAATCAAAGACGGCATAATCCACGCCGTCAGGGAGATCATCGCCCCGCACCGCATCCCAATACTTCTTGCGGTACAGCGGCATCACGTCGTTGGGCGTCAGGTTCTTGATGTCCGTCTTGGTGACCTCGTGGCCGACGAAAGCTTCCCACACCACTTTGGTGCAACCCAGATTGGTTGCGCCGCCGGGGTCCGCCGGGTTGTCCACGTAACCGCCTTCCGACTGGAGGACGTAGGCGAAGCACTGCTCGAAATTATCGGCGCTCATCACTTATTCCCGCAGAACTGTTTCCACTTTTCGTCGTGCGCAAGAATCTCGCCCGCCGTCTTGTCCGTCAACTTGTCCGCCTTGCTGATGAAGATTGGCTTCACCCACGAACACGAGCTATCGACGATTTGAATTTCCGGCCTACCCGCGCACGCGGTCAGAAAGAGGAACGGAAGAATGACAAGGCGCTTCATTTGCTCCACTCCTTCTGCAACGTGTCCTGCGGGGTCGGGTCTTTGGCGACGTCCTGATCGATCGCGGTAGCCTTCGACGTAATTTCTTGCTCGTGCTGAATGGCGATAGCCTGTTCACGCACCCGTTCAGCCTCTGCGCCAACAGCACGCATGTGCGACGCCCAAACGCCGTAAGTCAGCAACACGGCAAGCACCGCGCCAAGGACCAGCAGCACTTTACGAATGGTTGGGTTAAGCAGCAGGGTCAACATTTTTCGGCTCCGTGTGCGCTTTCAAAGAAAGTGCGCCGCCACCACCCGCCAGAATGGCGCTGGCGCCAATCGCCCAGTTTTGCGGATCGAAGGTTCCATGCACCACCGCATGATAGCCGCTGATTGCGCAATAGACGACCGAGATTTTGGCCCAAAGAATGCGTCCGATGTCCCATGTGGCGTTGTCCACGCCGGTAAACATATGTTTTAACGCTTGCAACATTATGCCGATCCTCCGCCAACCGTGTTTCCTGAACCACTATTAATCACGGTGTTGTTGCAACCAACGTAGTCATTGGATTGTACGTTGACGTTTGAACATCCGGATTGCAACCAGACACCTGTGGTGAGATACAGAAACGCATTACCCGTTATGGTCGAAGGAGAACCGTTGTTGTTTATGATGATGCCATTTTGTCCGGTATTTTGCGAGCCTGCGTTGAGAAAGTTATTTCCAACAACAATTACTCCAGCAGCGTATGGCGCATACAAACCCGTGTTACCTTGCCATACGTACATTAAATTGTTGACCAAAGAAACTTGCGCTATCGCGCTTTGCAACTCTATATCGTTGCCGAAAGTGTTGAACTGACTGTTCGCCACTGACAATTGAGCCAGATCGGTTCCCCCACTTGGGCAATAAATCCCTGTGATACCGTTGGTAAAATTGCACAGATTGACTTGCACACCTTGAATCCGAGTACCATAATAAATCCCAATACCCAGAAAGAAGAACCCACACTGATTAAAATTATAAACAATTCCGTCACCAGCAGATGTGCTTTGCAAAAGAACGCCGATGCCGTTTCCGTCATGCTCAGAGGCGTGATAACCGTGGAACAAGCACCCATCAAAATTGACGTTGGGGGTTACATAGCACTGAACACAAGTACCCCACCATTCATTGGACCCTCCGTATGTATCCCCACGGAACGTGCATCGCACAATATCATTCTGCGCAAAAACCCCCAATGGATTAGAACTCTGAAAAGTTAACCCTGTATGTCCTCCAGAAGCCGTTGTGCTGAATGTTAGCGCCTCAGCATGTAAAGAACCTTGAGGATTTGAAGCGATAAGTGTGAGGCCGTCACTGGCGCCCCATTGCAAAATGGAACTGTCTGCGCCGGCGCCTAGCACTCTGACACCCCACGGAATTGCGGAAGACGGTGTGGTGTAATATACGGCGGCGCTGAAATAATATTTTCCGGGTGGAAAATAGATTGTTCCGCCCGCCGGATACGAGGACAATGCGGAAAAAGCGTCGTTCAACGCCGTCACATTGTCCGCCGACCCGTTACCATTACCCCCGTAAGAAAGAATGTTCAAATAGATCGGTGTGGCGGAGGCGCCAGCTGAAGTGGTTTGCACTGTGCCGTCAGGGAATTTGAACCCACCTGACGTACTGTAAACCGTGCCCGCGACCTGAAGCTTTTGGCTTGGAGACGTTGTTCCAATACCAACATTACCGCTGGAGTCGATACGCATACGTTCGGAGCTGTTAGTGCCAAACTGCAATGAATTTGTAGTCATATCATAATTAGTATACCCAAGATTGTTTGTGGCAGATGAACTAAATTTTAATTTGGCCGTACCGGTACTTCCAGAAACAATATTAATGGCATTTGTATACCCGGACCCGCCAGTCGAACTGACAATTAGCCCATCTTCCGCAATAAAACTTGGGTTGGATGTCCCGCTCACTTGAACTTGCAACTTTCCACTCGGCGCAGTTGTTCCAATCCCGACATTTCCATCAGTATCGATCAGCATTCTCGTCGCAGATGCGGTCATATCTTGAACATAGAAGGCGTTGCTATACCCACCAACTGAAAGTTGAAACTGTTTAACAGACCCCGTTCTGCTGTCCGACAAATAGATACCGGGCGCATAGGTTGCAGCCGCACCGGCTTCAACA